ACTCAAGGCATCTATCGTAGAAAAGTTAGATGTAGAACTCCAAGAGAAGTTAAAAGATATACAAGAACAAGCAGCTAAGTTAGCTGGCGAACATTGGAGATCACTTAATCCCAACTCTCCAAGACAATTAGGACAGTTCTTCTTTGGCGAACTACATCTTGTAGGTCGTGGTAGTAGTACCAACAAGGAGAACAGAGACAGGATGAGGAAACATCCGAGAACAAGTGAAGAACAAATCAAGTTCATTGAAGCAATTGATAGTTATAAAGAAGATCATAAGTTCTTCTCTACTTATGCAACCCAGAAACCTGACCCAGATGGTAGGTTTCGTTGTGAATATAAACAGTTCGGAGTACAAGCTGCACCCGGAAGATTAAGTTCAAGTGGAACTTTATGGGGAAGTGGCGGTAACTTACAGAACCAACCACATGCAGCATATCCAATGTTCGTATGTGATGAAGGTTATATGTTATCTTACTTTGACCTTAGACAAGCGGAGGCAAAAGTTGTCGCGTATTTATGGAATGTGGAAGGACTTATCGAAAATTTCGAGAGGGCCGAGGTTGATGAAGGCTTCGACGTACATCGGGGAAATGCTTCAAGGATATTCAGATTACCGTACAATGAAATACCAGAATCTGACTACGATAACAATGGCAAACGCTCTCTTAGATACCTTGGAAAGCGGTGCGTACACGGACTTAATTATAGAATGCAAGCTCCCAAACTCGCAACTGTCTGTGGCATTCCAATTAGTCAAGCAGAAGAAGCGTTTGCCTCGTATCATAGAGCTTTCCCTGAGATCAACAAAGCATGGCAGCGTACAATATCAACTGTTAGAGAAGAACGTTGCTTATATACACCTCTCGGAAGAAGATTTATCATCCTTGGTAGAGTAACAGAGGATAGCTTTGATAGTGTTATCGCATTTGTACCTCAATCAACGATTGGTGATAAAGTCAGTAGTGTTATTTATCTTTGTCACGAAGATGAAGAGTGGCCCGAAGACGCACGTATGCTACTCAATATCCACGATGCCCTCATCGCAATACATAGACCTGTTGACAAAGAAGTTGTCCAACGACTTATGAAGAAACACGCGGAAGCTCCTATTACTATTAGGGGTAATCAAGTAAGTATTGGTACTGACTTTAAAGAATCAGTACCAGATGATAAGGGAATTCATAGATGGTCAACGCTACAAGAAATATAAAATGAATTATAAAAAACTAATTCCACCTGACTCTTTTATTGGACAATACATGGAGTATATGTCCTATGTAGAAACAGCAGAGTCATATGATTTTTGGTGTGCAGTTTGGGCAATAGGAGATGCTTGTGGTAGAGGCGTATATGTGGATCGGCCTAACATTCCAGTTTATCTTAATTGGTATATTATCTTGGCGGCTGAATCTGGCTCTACAAGAAAATCAACAGCAGTTACGTCGATTGCTGGAGTTGTTGAGACTATTAGAAGACCACTTCTTACAGGTAAAACATCTCCCGAGTCATTGGATCTCTTGCTTCACGAACAGAGCAGGAGCAGCGGGGGAGCTTCCGTCTCTTTCGCGGTATCGGAATTAGTAACAACACTTGGCAGAGAAGGTTACATGTCTTCAATGCCGGGACTTTTAACAGACTTATACGACTGTCCATCTATCAGGCGTATTCCCGGAACAATTAAATCAGGGGAGATAATACAGAAAGATGTCTTCGTCAACTTCCTATCAGCGTCAACTCCTTCTTGGCTTGTTACTGCGATCAATCCCTCAGTCATTGAAGGAGGATTTACGTCCAGAGTTATGTTCGTGGTTGACGATACTAGAAAACGAGCTATTCCGTGGCCTACAAGAAGAAGAGAAACAGATGGAGCTAACCTTAGAGGACAACTATCAGACCTCCGAACAACTGGAACTTCCGTTGGAGCTATCGGAATCTCAGATGGTGGACTCAAAAGATTTACCAAATGGTATAGATCCAAAACAAATAGCAATGATTCATTCTTGGGTAGCTTTGAAGCTAGAGAGGATGATCATGTCTTACGCCTCGCAGCCGTACTATCTATCAACGACGGAACCTATGAGCTTCAGAGTAAACACATCTCAAATGCCATTACTGTTATCAGTAGAGTTAAAAGTGGAGCGAATAAACTCTTCGGAGGAGACTTCAGCCAAAACGCAAGACTAGCTGATGCTGTTACACGTATGAGAGAAGTATTAATTACTGCTGGATCAGACGGGATTTTGCACTCAGAACTTTTACGCAAGATGCAAAAACGCTTAGATGCTAAGGAGTTAGGGACATTAGTTAAAGTACTACATGAATGTGGTATGATACAGATATTCGAGGTAGGCCGAAAGAAATTCTATAGAGCTACAAGAGCTATAGAACAGTTTGGAATTACTTCCGAAGTGCTAGGCAAACTAAATCTTTAAGGGTTAGGTCTTTTCTTAAAGGTATCGAATTTAAGTCCTGTTAAATCTCTACCAATCCATTGGCCTACTGTATCAGCAAACTGTTCTTCTGCCTTATTAAGTATAGTTAATTGTTGAGCTTTAAATGCTGATATCTGTAGGTTAAGTGAATCAATTAAATCATCTCGTTCTTTTATAGACATCTTCTTACCAGCATATTGGTCGTATGAAGTAGTACCAAGTGTTGATATTCTCTTACGGAGTTTACCAATCTCTGTGTCAATATCTTTAATAGATCCTAAAACTGGATCTGCACTAGCCGCTAATGCTTGTTGTATAGGATCAGCAGGAACTTCTACAGTATTGCCTTGGATTGGATCTTCCCCTGAGAATGTAGCGGCCCCACCCGGAGGCCCACTTAGTATAGCATCTAGATCTTTCTTAGCTCTAGTAAGTGCATCTTTCTTTCTTATAACACTTCTAGCTATATTGTCATTCGGGTTAGGACGTAACGCCTTACCGAATAATGGTTGTAAGTATCGGGCCTGACGTAAAACATTTCTTCCTAATTCATCAAGAGCATATTCACCACGGGTAGCAACTGATTCATCTATGCCCGGATTCATTGCTTCATATACAGCAATACTAGTAGATCCTGCTGCGCCAAATAAGTCTTGTATTATAGCTACAACATCTTTATCGACTTCTGATCCTGTAAACTTGGCCTTACCATAGTTACCTGTTACTCGTTCACCAGTAAGCAACGGCCTTCCTTCAAAGAAAGAGAATCCTGATCCATCTGTTTCATCAGGAATTATTCCCATTCGTAAGTCCATTCCCAAAGAAGAACCTAGTGCTGCGACTGTAGGAGGCAATGGAATATCGAGTACCCTGCCAAGTCCAGCTAAGAAATGGTTGCCTTGATCGAGTCCAGATTCTGAAAGCCCAAATGCTGCTTCCATTCCATCTATTACTATCCCTCTTACCATACTAATCTCAGGAACTATCGGGATTAATACAGCTTCCCAAGGTGGCGCACCCGGCCTAAACACAATCATATTGTTATTGCGTTGGTCAGCAGTAAATCCTTTCCAGTAGTAGTCTCTATATGTCCACTGTTTAGAAGGATCAGCAGGGTCAGGAAAAGTTTTGGTAGGATCAAGGCTACTATTATATGCAACCTCTAATGCTGTAGGAGTACCAATTCCAGCAGCAAACACTCCCATTGTTTTCGTCCAGCCAGCCTTCTTCATAGCTCTACCTAATGTAGAAAATGCTTGAAGCATTGCGCCTGAGAATGGGATGGTAGCATTAACAGCTTTAGCTATTTCACTAGATCCGCGCAACCGAACATCACCAACTAAATCGGCTGCTTCTTTTCGTGCTGTTCGAATTGCATTAGGGTTAGTCTCACCAGCTAGTTTCCGTAATGTAACACCAATAGTAGTACCTTCATGTGCAGCAGCATTTAGATGTTTCCAAATCCTCCAGAACTGAGGCAATACATTACCTCCGTACACACTACTGATATAAGGAACTGTGTCCTCTAATATATTAGTAAGGTTGCCTGTAAATTCACTAGCGGCTAATGATGAAGCAGACTTTCCTGTTTCCCGTTCTATTGGATTTAGTAATGAACGCTCTACTCTACGAGTCAAAGCAGCATTAAATCCTTTGAGCCATTGGGGACTTTGCTTACCTAATGCAGTATTCCTAGCTATATTCTCTGCTGTAATGTCTGCTATATCTTGTGCTGTTCTAGTAGCTAAGATTTCCCAAGCCCCTCTAAATCCATCAGCCCAAACTTGCATTGCAGCTTTTGGAGAACCTACAAGATTCTTTAGAAAACTTCCATCAGGATCGCTAAATTTAAGAGCCGCATTAAGAGATGCGATACTATTATTATATATAAAAGATGTAGGAGCGAATGGAGAGAACTTACCCGTTGTTAATTGGGTAAACATATTCTTAGTACTGTTACCAAACTTTAATAGTCTGTTATGTAATGCTGAATCAAACTCAAGTGCATTTTTAAGATGCTTATCAGGTACATAGAATCCGAAATAGTCTCCATTTCGTTGTACCCAAATCACATTATCCATTTCAGCCATCATGTTAGGTGGAACAAGAGCATCTTCACCCAACCCAAACTTATCTTTAACTACTTTGTCTCCAGAATATTCTACAAACATATTGCCTTTGGAATTTTTTGGGTCTGTTAAAGATGCTTTGCCTACAAACCTGACATTATTAATAGCATCATCAGGAACTATCTTTGAGAGTATAGGAGCATTGCCTTCTTTTAACGATAAGCCAGTAAGCCTACTCAGCACATTCCATTGAGCGACAGACATATTAGTATGTTGCATAACTTGATGTGCATAGTTAGCAGTAGCATGGAAAACGTCTAATGGATTTCTTATCCCTTTACCATGATCTAATCCTTGTAACATCCAGTTAGATACGCCCCTAAGATTCTTACCTTGGGTAGTATGAATTCCCATATTAACTGCTAGACGTTTCATCCAACCAGCACGTTCTGTTATCTCTTTGCCCGGAGTATATAGAGATATCTTTTCTCCAAATTGTCCTGTCGTAAATTGACGCTTCCAGCCATTAGCAACTTCTTCGCTCATAGTTCCACGCTTTACAGCATGATCAATAATAGACTCATTCATCTTGGCTAAGTCTTTTTGCATCCTAACAAGTGTAGGATTAGCCATGAAATCTTTCATCATTACATTCAGTTCGGGGTCGGTAAC